CGTTGTCTGTTTCTTCTTTGAGGTCAAACCAGTTAATTTTTGGGATTTTGGTTTTGAGCTCTTTGTACTGATCTTCGTTACACTCTTCGTACGGGGCTTGGCGATAGGTTCCTCCGTCGTAGGGGAGGTAACTAACTCCGCTGATTTCGTCAAAGTGATCCCATGTCCAGGCTCCAACACTTGGCCAGTCTTTTTCGGAGACTGAGATGGTAACGGAAGGCTTGTGTTCACACCAGTGTCGCTGATAGGTAAGCCAAAGTTCGAGATGAGAGATTGGGGTAACGTCGTCTCTGACAAGTCCGTCTGGGGCTCTTTGTGGAAAACTGAAGACGGTAGTTTGGGTTGGCTTGTAAACGCAGTCTTCAGCTGGAACTCCTTGTCCAACAAGGAACTGGGTGAGAGGATCTTTTTTATCTCCTCGCACTCTTCGGATATAGAATTTAGAGTGGCGAGGGTGGATGCCGCTCGCCGAATCAACGAGCTGGGATACTGTTCCACTTGGCTTGACGCATGTGATAGAAGCGCTCTCAGGGATTCCGAGAGCTGCTGCCCATTCTTTATTTGTAGTTCGAGCGCATTCTCTAAGTTCGTCCAATAAAACATTTAATTCCTCTCCTTGTGTACACAAGAGTTTGTTGTCATAGATTCCAGTGAGTGATACACCAAGTAATCGCTCTTCCTCCGTATTGCGTTGCCAGACTTTACGCAGATAAGGGAACTTAGTGAATGTACTCTGGATAGTACCCAGTATTGAAGCCAAACGAACTTTACGTAAAAGTGTTTCTTTATCGTCATCATGTCGTACTACAACCTCAGAAAGATTACAAAATTGGTATGGTCGCAAAACGATCTCCGAGCATGGATTAGTTCCGAACTCATAATTTGGATCTCGATGCCCGTATTTTTCAACCGTCTTTCTAGCAGCCTCGCGATTAAATATGCCTCTCTCACCGGAATGGGAGTTGTAAAGTGATAACCATTCCTCCATGAACTTTCCGACAGTAGGTGTTTCATTATACACCGCACTGTTGTTCGCAAGAGCGCGGTGTGGCGCGGTGTCCCACCAAGGTCCAGCTTTTGCATGACGAATCCTTTCATCATCAAGATCAGATAACGAGATCATTGCAGAGCGACGTACGCCACCCACTACAACTACCTCACCAATTTTACACATTAGGTCGTGACACTCTAAGCTATTTAGCTTACGACCCTTAGCGTGTTTAAATGTAGCTACAGTAAACTCAAACAAATCAATCAGTGGTTGCGGCCCGGAAGCTCTTCCACCAAATGTTTTGAGTCGTGCTCCGGCAGGTCGAACATTGGATACGTCCCACTTTGGGATCTCTCCAGCCCAGAGGTTGGCGAGGAGTAGACGTAATGATTTTGCCCAGCCTTCTTTACTATCGTGGACCGCAATGGTGTGATCTGATTCAAAAAGTTTTTCCGGCACTTCTGGCAATAACGTAATGTACTTTGATTCCACCGAAAAGCCGACACCCGTGCCACATAACAAGATGAACATAGCCTCGTCGAACGACTTAGGATCGTCAACAGGCAAATAACTACAATTATACACGCAAGTGTTATCACGGTCGGCACTCTTTCCAGCTGTCATCATGGCGCGCATGGACGGCATTAATTCAAGGTTAACAATAGAGTCATATAACTCCGCTTTTAATTCTTTGTTGTCTGTGATCGCTGGTGTGCGAGCAAAGATGTAATCTGTAAATCGTGTCACTGTCTCTGGCCATGTCTCACGACGACCTTTGTCATCTTGGTAACGGGCGTAACGGCTGGCAGCGATATATTCTTGGTATTGATCCATGGTGTCTTTATTGTTATATGGTTATTAAAGGGCAAAAAAGCCGAGGCGGTTTCCACCTCGGCTTGGCCCATCTACTGGGTACTACAACTACTTAGATTGCAAAGTCTGCTGCAGCGTTTGAACCGCCGCCTAGCTTCTCACCATCCTCTAGCTTTTGGATGTTATTCAAACCGCATGCGATGCCTTTTGAGCCTTGCGCATTGTATGGATAGAATGTGATAGAAGCGCGGCCATAGCAGCCACTGTAGAACTCACTGGCATCGATGATTGGATTGAGATCTTGATCAACCACGCCAGGTTTTTGAACTGAGTTGGCGTTGATGAAATAAGAGTTAGCATATACTGGATCATCTTTCTCTTCATCGCCATCACGTAAACCACCTTTAAGACCCTTGGGTATTGTACCACCAAACAACGCGGCTGAAGCAGCCTTAGTGTCATCAAATGCTTTTTGAATCTTAGCAATAGTTTCTTTGTCACTTTTAGGAATGATGATGGAAACTGAATACTTTGGTGTGCCGCCTTCGACAGAAGCCTTAGGAGAAAATACGTTAGCGTAAGAAAAACGTGCTTTACCGGTTACCAATTTTACTTTAGTGGTTTGAGTCATAATATTACCTTATTAACATTAGAACTGGACTTCAATAGGGGCCAGCTCGTCTACCCTTTACTGTTGTTACTAATACGCAAATTCTTTGTCTAGTAATTTCACAATGTGAGAAAGTTACGCATCGTGAAAAATACCATGATTTTGTAATGCTCTCTTCATTGCTAATGCTTGAATGAAATCTTGCAAATATTCTGGCTCATGCAAAATCTCTGGATCTTCTGCAACAATATCTAAAATCTCGTTGACAGAATCGCGAAGCTGAGATACTGATTCACGTTGACCACTACCAGGTAGACAGTCAAAATCCTTAGTAAATTTGTCAATCAAAATGTCTGGGATATCAATTTCTTCATCATAGCATTGTACTTTCATTTAGCAACCATTACTAATCCAATGTTACCTAAAGCATAACCCAGGAACATAATGCCAGTGCCGATACCACCTTTGAAAAATTGATCACAGGCTACAATAAAATACACTACACCCATTGCTGCAATTAACCAGGTACTCATTTAAAGTCCTCCGCTGCATCTTTTGTTTTAACCAACTTAGGTACACCATCTGGGCGCAATACTAAATTACCCAACCATGCTGCTACTTGACCTTTAGGTCCTAGCTTCTCTAACGTTGAAATAGATTTAAGCTTGCGTGGCTCCCAGATAACTTCTTCTGACATACCCTTTTCAACCAATACTGTTGCAGCCAATGTGTGATCTGATATCTTGCGGTGCGTTACTGTAGTACTGAGCTTGTACCCTGGCGGGATGATTTCTTGCTCTACTGCTCGTGTCAACGCAAACTCTTCTACATCATTAACCCACGTTCTTAGGTTTTGGGCTTTGGTGAGGACTTCACTGACTTCTTCTTCACTGAGGAGGGCTGGCTCTTTGAACTCTTGACGCGCGAGTTCGGTGTTGTAGTCCGACCGGGCGCGGCACTGCGCTTTGGCGCGGCAGAAGCCACACCACTCGCCGGGAAGGAACTCGCCTGCGCCGCTCCACGCTTTCTTGGCTTTTTGTTTAACGTAGTAATTTGCCCAGTCGAGGAGCTTGGCAATACTGGTTCCATCCGTACTGATGCTGTCAAGTCGCGGTTGATGGATTGTATAGCTGACTTCTTTAAGCTCTGGGTATTCTTCTTTGAATTTGCTATACGCACCGAGCGAGTATAATCGCAGCTGTGGGTTGTCTTGCGCGTGGACTGGGATGCCTTTTCCAAACTTAAGGTCGATGACTCTGATTGAATGCTTTGAAAGTATGACGACGTCTGCAGTACCAAACCCGTCAGGTACCCAGTCACTGAAATCCACGCGCTGTTCAAATAGTGGGGTATCGCCTTCACCGATTTGGCTACGGACGTATAGTACGTAGCTATCGACGTGAGCCTCGAAATCGTCGTTGTAGTAGGGTGTTGCTTTGATGGTGCTAATTTCATTTTCATACTCCTCTGTTCCAATTTGTCCAAAATGGTATCTTAATTTTGCTTCTGCCAGTGAATGCGCTGTGGTTCCTTCTTGACTGAAGTCAAATCCGCCTGACGCGCGTTTTTGTTCTGGAAGAGTGGCTTCTAGTTTAGCACTGGGAGTACACATCAACCACCGTTTGCTGCCGGAAGCTGACAAAAGAGCATGTGTTGACATCTTATTCTTTCAATTCGGTTTATCGTACATTTACTAATACGCACTTTGATTAATTTTTGACAGCTTTTTTGTTATATTTTTGTAAATATTTTTGGGCGGATTTTAAAATATAGATTGAATCTCTAGCTTGGCCCAAAAGCACATTGCAAAGATGGCAAAGAATGCCTCGTATTTCCCCAGTTGCAGTGCGAAACTAAACCATCTTTTGCGTTTTTATGTTTATGAAACTCAGTTACTAGTTTTTGAATACCGCATGAATTGCAGTTTTTTATTGATGTTGCCCTCCTTGGCAATTTGGTGGGTAGCCAGCAAAGGAGTGCTGGCAGGGCCGCTAAACCCGTTCCCCATTGATAAGTATTACTCTTTTAACGCTTTAATTAAATTTGCAATTTCTTCGTTAAAATTAACAACTACTTCTTGCTTTACTGTAGATTTAATTTCTCTATTGTCTTTGTATTCGTCGGGAAATTGTCCACGTAATGCTATTTCTACAAGACGCGAATTAAACGATTTATTTTCTAAATTTGCTAATAACATATTTTCCCACCAACTTTGCGAATAAGTGGTCGCCATTGCCATTGTCTCAGCAAATTCCGGATTTTCGTCTTTCCACTTAGCTGCCGTGGCTTTACTAATACCAATAGCGGCATACATGCTTTTTTGCGATGCACCCTGTTGGCCGAGTTCTAAAATGATTTTAGCCATTTCTTCGGTAAATTTCTTTTTAGCTACCACACTTCCACCTTTTTAATGCCGCTGCTTTGCGGGTTGGTTTGCCGTTCTCGTCTTTCATCGGGCCTTTAACGCCAGACATGCGAGCACAGAATGAGTCTTTACGTGCTCCGCCTTCTGGTTGTGGTGCTTTGAGGTTTGATCCGTTTTTAGCGTTATATGCTTTGCGGCCAGCTGCAGTCATGCCAGCGCCTTCGTCGGTACTTAAGTAATGGCGACTTTTTCCTGTGGTGGTTTTTGCGATTGGTTTGTCATGCTTAACTGAACCGCCGTCAGCCATCTTAGGCATCTTCTTAAAGTCGTCCATTATTTTTTCTTTGGGGGCTTAGCTGTTTTAGCAGATTGTACAAACGCGTCTGCTGTAGGGGCCCCTTTAGCGCCGGGCTTGCGCATCTTTTC